AGTGGACGCGGGACAGCTACCCGGTGGTGCCCATGCGCTGCCTGCTGCCCCGGATCGGGTTCTGGGGCGTGCCCATCATCAGCCGCTCAGAGCCCGATCAGCAGGAGCTGAACAAGTACGCTCGCCGGACACAGGAGGGCGCTCACCGGATCGGGGTGCCCAGGGTCTACGTGAAGCCCGGAACCATCACAAAGGCCCACCTCAACAACACAATCGGGGCGATCATCGAGTGCACGGAAAAGCCGGCTTTCGAGTCGCCGACTGTGTTCCCGCCCGAGCATTACCAGCAGATGGAGCGGCACAAGAGGTGGGCGCACGAGGCCGCCGGCATCTCGGAGCTCAGCGTCTCGAGCCAGATCCCGGCCGGCATGGCAAGCGCATCGGGCAGGGCGCAGCAGATCTACCGACACCACCAATCGCGCCGCCTCGTCGGGATGGATCGCATGTACGGCAAAGCGCACTGCAGGGTTGCAGAGGAGTGGGTCGCGGCCGAGAAGCGACTGGCGGAGGAGTCGGACGAGCCCCGGATGCTCGAGTACGAGCGCAGGGGCAAGCGCGACAAGATCCCGTGGAAGGAGCTGGCGCGGGACATTGACGCGATGCGCATCAAGATCGCGCCGACCTCGGCCCTGGCGAAGGAGCCGGCCGCCAGGATGGAGGGGATCCAGGAGCTGGTTAAGGAGCAGGTGATCACCCCGCAGGACGGCCTCCGGATGAGCGAAGACCCCGACCTCAAGGCCATCAAGGAAGAGCAGACCGCCGACCTCGAGCGCATGCACGACCTCTTTGAGCGCATGCTCGAGGGCGGACCGTACGAGCCCCCGGACCCGTTCCAGCCCCTCGAGCTGGGCAAGCGGATCTGTCTTTCGCTGCACAACCTCGGGGTGCTGCAAGGCGCCGAGGAGGAGGATCTGGCCAAGCTGCGGCGGTGGTTTGAGCACGCGACCTCGCCAAACCTAGGCATCAAGGGCGAGCCGGAGCCCATGCCGCCCGAGGGAATGCCACCGCTCCCGCCCGAGGCCATGGCGGGCGTGGGAGCGCCGCCTGGGGGCCCACCGCTGCCCCCTGAGATGATACCAGGGGCGCCGCCGGGCATGCCGTCCGGAGCGCCGCCGATGCCGATGCTGCCGGGCGGGATGCCCGGGCCGATAGGAGGATTGCCAGTATGACCGACGTAGCCGTAACCGTTGCCGCCGATGCCCCGCCCGCCGGAGGTGCGCCGCCTGAGCCTGCGCCCGCCGTCCAGTCACTGCAGACCGGGCCGACAGACGAGGCCCAGGAGGCCGCAGACCTAAACGCTGAGCTCGTGGGCGTCATCAAGGCGCATCACGACACCATGATCGCCGACGCCAAGGGGGAGCCGCCGCCGAAGGCCGACGAGGCGCCAGGGGGCGAGCCAGACAAGCCCGCCGACGAGGCGCCAGAGGGCGACGACGAGGCGGACAAGGAGCCGCAGCCCACGCTCACCAAGGCCCGCCGGCGGATGGCCCTTGCGAAGAAGCGCCAGGCCGAGGCGGACCAGATGCTCAGCCAGGCCCGCGCCCAGGGCGAGCAGCTACAGCAGCTGATTGCCCAGCAGGCCGAGATTGTGCAGCTGTGGCGCACAGACCCCGTCGCCGCCCTCGAGCGCTCGCTAAAGGCCGCCGGCGCCGACGAGGACGCCGCCTTTGCGGTGATGGCAGAGCATCGGCTGAAGCACGGCACGGGAGCCGAGCGCAAGGCCAAGCCCCCCGCCGCAGACGATGCTCCGCCTTGGGCCGTCGCCCTCCGGGAAGAGATCGCCGAGCTGAAGCGGAGCCGGGAGGAGGAGCGTACGCAGTCGCAGCAGGCCGCCGCGCAGCAGTGGCTAAGGGACGACACGGCAGCCTGCCAGCGGCAGATCGAGGCAGCGCCGTCCGAGACGCCCTACTTCGCCGCCGAGCCCCCGGAGGATCAAAACCGCGTACTCGGCCAGGTGCTCAAGGCGCTGCACGACGGAGCCGCCAAGCTGAGGCAAAACCCGAATGATTCTGAGCATCTTTGGGTCAAGCACTTCACCACCCCGGACCGGGACAGCTCGGAAGGACCCCTGTACAGAAGCTGCTCGGCTTCCTTGACCAGGAGGCAAAGAAGCGCTACGAGCACAGATATGGGCGCATTCAGCAGCTCCTGCCGGCCGCATCAGCCGACGCTTCGGGCGGAAAAGGTGCAACCCCTGCCGGGGAACGTCCCCCCGTCGCCTCGGGCGCAAAAGCCGGACAGCGAAAGCTTGGTGGCGCAAAAGTCGCCGCCAACACCAGCGCACGGCGCCCGAAGACGGACGAGGAAGAGGCAGCAGAGCTAGAGGCATATCTGCGCAGCGAGACCTCGTAAGCCGCCGTGCGCTAGGGAGCGCACACCGTGGCCATAGTCGACCAAGTCAAGTTTGCAAACGCCCTCAAGGTCCGCCAGGCGCGACGCCTGCATTACCTTGAGCAAAAGGCATCCAAGCTGTTCATGTGGATGCCCAAAACCTACAACTTCACCGGCAGCTCGCGCGAGGTGGTGGTGCAGGTCGCCCCGAACGCCGGCGGCGGCAACACTTTCGCAGGCGCCCTGCTCAACAAGGGCTATCAGCGGCACCTCAAATTCATCGTCACGCGCGGCCGGCTCTACGGCATCGGCGAGATCGACCACGAGACGATCCAGGCAAGCCGCGACCAGGAGGGGGGCGTGGTCAAGTGCCTCGACAACTCCCTCGACAGCGCAAACAAGGGGTTCATGCTTCGGCTCAGCATGCAGCTCTGGGGCGATCACGGCGGAGCGCGGGCACAGGTCGCAGCGGGCGGCGTGGCCGGCAACGTCATCACCCTGACGGACCCGCGGGAAACGGTGAAGTTCGAGATCGGGACTGTCATCATTGCCTCGGCCACCAACGGCCTCACCGGCAGCCCCTACAACGGCTCCACCTTCGTAACGCACGTCAGCAACGCCACCGGCGAGATCACGGTGGACGACGCCAGCGCCATCAACCCCGGGACCGGCATCGCGCCGGCGGACTTCATTTTCGGCTGGGACGAGTTCGGCTCGAGCCTGTACGGCATCCGGGACTGGATCCCGCCGACTGCGCCGTCTGCCACGCCCTTTTTCAACGTCGACCGGACGCAGCACGAGGTGCGCCTCGCCGGCTACCGCGAAACCCGCACCGAGGCCATTGAGCCGGCGCTGATCTCCTTCGTCGGCAACGCCCGTCAGTACGGGGCGGACTTCGATTCGCTCTGGATGAACTGCGTGAGGTTCACGGAGCTGCAGAAGTCGCTGAACGCTGTCAAAGAGGTGCGCGTCGACATCAAGGACAGCTCGGGCCGGGTTGTGATCTCGTACGACACGATCGGCATCCGGGTGGGCGGGCGCGTCGTGCCCATCATGGATGATCCTTGGGTGCCGTACCGCTACACCTGGGGCCTGACCCGTGACAGCTGGGAGCTGGCTTGCCTTGGGCAGTGCCCACACTTCGCCGAGGACGACGGCCTCAAGCTGGTCCGCTCGGCCAACAGCGACGCTTCCGAGTATCGCTTGCGGATGTGGGGCCAGCCCATCTGCGAGCGACCCCACGAAAACGGCGTTCTGGACCTCGGGACCTGATAGGAGCAACAAGCCATGACGACTCTTTACGAGACTGTTGTGTCGCGCGTGAAGCACGCGCTGCACATGTACGACGACGGCCCGGATCGCTTTGACGAGCTGATGCGGCGCCGTTCCGCTCGCCTCATGCTGCCGGCCGATGCGGCCGCCGGCGACGCCACCAACTACGTCCTGCTGAAGGCCGAGACGGGCCTGCGCCTGGTGTCGGTGGACATCGCCGCCGCCGCAGTGGTGACGGCGGACGCTGACAATTACGCGATCCTGGACCTCAACAAAGAGGACGGGGCCGCCGGCGGGCTGACGTCGCTGGACACCACCAACACCAAGACGGGCGAGGGCGGCACCCTGGCGGCGCGTGTCCCGCGCTCCTACTCGATCGCGATCACCGACACGCTCGACGCCGGGGAGGTGCTGGTGCTCGAGGTCACCAAGGCCGGTACCGGGGTGGTGGTCACTGACCTGTTGGTGGATATCCACTACGAGGTGCTGTGATGGCCACCGCCGGCTCCGAGTCGTACCACCACTACCCGCTCAAGTCGGGTCACCCCTACTCCGGAGTTCACTGGATCCGCTGGGAAACCAACGGCGCCAGTGACCCGGACGGGGTGGTCACCAGCGAGACCGGGGAGCTGTCCGTCACCCGCGCCAGCAAAAACGTTTACACCGTTACCTGCGCTCACAAGTGGGCGCGAATCGTGCTCATCTCGTGCAACAAGAACGAGGTGTCGGCCACCACACTGCAGTGGAACGGGGCGACTGAGGGCTACACCGTGCCGCTGAACGGCGGATCGTGCCGCATCATCAACGAGGCAAACACCCTCGAAGCTGTCGAGTCGAATGATGAGACGTGCGAGGTTGCGCTGATGCTCTCGGGGGCCCTATGAGAGACGGCGACGACGGCATCCTGGCCGCGCTGAAGGAGGCCGCCTCACCCCCGTCCGAGCCGGGCGAAACCGGCAACGGCGGGGCTGAGGCGGCTTTCGAGCGCTACAAGGAAAAGGGCGATCTGGCATCGTTCCGGGAGCTGGTCGACGTGCTCCTCGACGAGGGGGAGCGAGGGGGAGGACGACGAGGACGAGGATTAAGCCATGCCCCAGCCGGTCACGCTCGCCGAAATGCGCACCGCGATCCGGGAGATCGCCGACGAGGAGGAGATCCAGCAGGATCGCATCTCGCAGCCTGAGCTTGACCGGCGCATTAACCGCGCCCTCCGGTCCCTCTACAACAAGCTTGTGAGGGCCGGGGGGCATGAGCGGTACGTCAAAGAGCACCAGATCGTTACCGTTGTCGGGGTCGACCGCTACCCGTTGCCGGGCGACTTCGGCGTCCACCTCCTCGGGGTGCTCGGGCAGGACGGCAACCTCTGGGCCGACCTCGCAACGTGGAGCCACAACGATCTGGCCTACCTCGAGGCCTCCTACGGGACCGCCGGCGCCGACTCGCTTCGGGCGCAGCGGTACCGGATCCAGGGGCAAGAGCTGGTGCTGAAGCCCACCCCGCGCAAGCTCCACACCCTGCACCTGCGCTACGTGCCTCAGTTTCTGCCTCTGGCCGGCGACACCGACAGCTTTGACGGGGTCAACGGCTGGGAGGAGTGGGCCTATCTCACGGTGGCCATCGGGCTGCTCAGCAAGGACGAGCAAGATCCGTCGGAGCTCCGCCGGCAGCTGGCGATGATCGACGCCGAGATCGACTCGCTCGCTGGCAACCGCGACGCCGGCCAGCCCGAAGTGGTGCAAGACACCCGGCAAGACGGGTGGGTCTACGGCACCGGATATGACGACTGGAACGCCTGATGCAGCGAGGCAGCGCCACCCGCTACACCCCGGACGCAGCCCTGCAGGAGGTGCAGCGGCGGCTGGACCAGGTGGAGCGGCAGCTGGGCGCCTCGGCGACGGAGCGACCGGGCAAGGCCGGCGGGCGCCCTGATCAGCAGGGCCGGGGGCTCTACACCATCTCGCACGAGGTGGACGTGTTCCCCCAGCAGGCCCATGAGCACTACGTCATGATCTGCCCGGACAGCGTGGAGCTGGTAGAGGCGTACGTCGTCATGGAAGATCCGCACGTCGCAAGCGCCGTCAACTACAGCTTTATCCGGGTGGTGGAGCGGCGCAAAGCGGACGGCTACCGCGGCGGGCGCGAGCTGGCCTACATCTCCGGGCAGCCCTCGACGGCAGGAGAATGGGCCACGGGCAACATCGCGTCTGGCATTCCCTACCGGTTCCGCCTCTCAAAAAGCCCTTACGCCGAGCGCAGCTCGCTCATTTTGCTCGATAGTGAAAGCACCAATCCCGCCGGCGCATGGCCGGAGGCTTACGTTCTGCTCAGCTATCGTTACAGGAGCCGCATCCGTGGCGCTGCGTAAGCAAAAAATTGACATCCCCATGGCAGGCGGGCTCGCTGAGCACGTCAGCAAACGGGTGCTTGTCCGTCAGCAGCGGCTTCTCGAGGCCCGCAATCTGCAATTCGGCAAAGAGGGCGAGCTGAAGAAGCGCCATGGCTTCTC